GTGTTCCTTACCTCCGGAGAGTTGCCCAACATCTTCTGCATCTTTGCTCCAGGTTTCCCTGCTGCATCCTCGTTCGCCCCCAGAGTTAGAAACATCTTCTTCTCTTTCAGAGCCACTTTCTCCTCCAAGTTCCCTTTGTCCCTCCCTCTCTTCTGTAAGCTTTCTATGTTCTCCGCCATTGCTGATGATGCTCTTGGCGTTGGCCACATCTTCTTTTGTTGATAGACCACTGCTGCATCGAGTGTCAGACCCCACTTGGTGTTGCTGTTCTTTGCCTCTCGATACGGCTTGCCGTTCTTGTCCTCCTTGATTGTCCCCGGAGATCCTCCCTTCCAGTCCCTCGATGCTGGCGTGGGCCACATCAAGTCTGGATGTGCTACTTGATCGTTCAAGCTGATCGGCATCCCCTTGTCTAACTTCATCTGCATTCTCTCCTTGCTCGATCCTCCCCTCCCGCAATGCGCGTCTGGAGTTCTCCAAGTTCTTTCCGAGGATCCAGACTCTGTCTCTTCGATGGGGAGCTTCGACACTGCAAGCTGGAATAACAAACGATTGCGTGGCGTAACCTTGGGCTTCCAAGTCAAGACACACATCATCGAGTGCCACATTGACGAAGCCACCAACGTTTTCGACAATGACCCAAGTGGGTTGTTTGTGTTTAACAATTTCATACATGAACGGCCAGAGGTGTCTGTCGTCTTCCTTGCCTTTTTTCTTGCCTGCAACGCTGAACGGTTGACAGGGGATGCCTCCACAGATGAGGTCGAACTCTTGAATAATTCTCCTTGGGTCATTGCCTAACTCCTTTAAGTCATTGTAGATTGGCACATTAGGCCAATGCTTGTTTAATACTTTACAACAGAACTCATCAAACTCACAAAACGCTACCGTCTCAAAGCCACCTGTTGCCTCCAATCCAAGACTGAATCCACCAATCCCGGAACATAAATCTAAAATTTTTATCACGCCTCCCCCCTTCTCTTAAACCAAACTCTGATGCAATACTTTCTAATGATTGCCACTATCGTTAAGACGCTCGCTTGGGCTAGTGATATCAAGAAGCTGTTGTGTGTGACCATCAAGCACAGAAACAAGACCAACCAAACCAAAGGCAGATTGATAAGCGTGCCAGTAAATGTATCGACCATGGCCTCGCGCAATGCTTTCTTGTCTAGGTTAATCATGGCAAAAACATGTCATCTGTTCATCAAACAGATCTTGCTCCTTGTATTCTGGTTGTTTACTTATTTCTAAAAGTTTAATGTAGTTATCGCTGTCTTTTCTAAATGTAGCTGTAGCATTGACTCCAAACTTTTGTTCTTGTTTGATCCACCAATCTGCCATGCCTGGTCTTTCTTGCAGTAGCTTAACCTTTGTGTCCTTGCCTTTAAGAAAGCAGAGGTCACAGTTGCCAGCCAAAGTTTTACCGCCAAAGTTTGTTAGATTCAAATCAAAATTTTGCTGCTCCCAAAAATCTGTCACATCTTTGACTGTATGTTTTGCGTGATACATAGGCAAAACATTTGTCCATGCATTCTTTTGGTTCATGGCACTTGAAACTCTTCGAGGTTCATCGTATCTAAGACCTATCACGTTATACCAATTTTTATGTTCTTTTAGTTTGCGCATAAACCTTGACATAACTTTAACTTTTAACTCAGTGGTGCAGAATCTGGCCACAGGGTTGGGTAAGTATTGTCTTCTATCAATCAAAGCCTCAAAGGGCTCGCCATTTCTGCTTGCTGTTTCATAGGTGACTTCTTTAGTGCGATAGACTGGACGCTCTTCACCGAAATACAACTCTAGCCAATGTATTTTTACGCCCCACTTCTGTCCTATCTCATGCACAAAGTCGAGTGTCTCTGGGGCTTCCTTGCCTGTGTTAGCAAAGGTAACATATATATCTTTAGGCAGTGTGCCACCATATGCTTGGATAATATTCCACAACATGAAGCCTGATGTTCTACCACCACTGAAACTAATCAGAGCTGGCCCCTCTATCTTGTAAGGATTATTCATCCCAAGGTCTCTTCATTTCATTACCCTCTAAGTAATACCAAGTGTTCTTACCTGGGACATTGTGATTCTTCACTCTATCTCCTAAATACTTTTGCACATGTGAGACTGCGTATCTTGCAGCTCTCTCTCCTGATGCTAGGTCAGCTTCTTTCAAGGCTTTACGAGCAAGAAGTTCGAGATCCTGTCGTGTGTAAAACTTGTGCTTATCCATCGCTGATGCCACAACTCTTGCTATCTCCACCTCGTCTGGAGAATCTTGTGCATCCACCACCCTAAAGAATCCTCTGTCGTAATCAAAATAAGCGAGATGTTGTTCCGGTTCTTTAGCATTCCTTGCCTCATAGAATACATTGATGTTGGGTTTCTTACCTGACAGCTTGACACCTGAATCCATCCAACCAGCAAAGGCACTACCACCACGCGCTGACATGAACGACAAGTCATCTGCTCTTTCTTTACCAGTGTGATGAGCGATAATAAAAGCTACGCCAAAGAGTTCTATGAGTCTGTCTACCCTCGAGAGCATTGCATGTATCTCTGAGTTAGAGTTCTCTTCACCATCAAAGAAGTTAATGATAGGGTCAATCATTACTATGTCTGGTTTGTGATAATCAATACTTGTTGCTATCTCATCTATGTCTTTGTCTCGCATGAGGTTCTTGCGTAGCCTACCTGATGCAATCAGATTGGACTTGCCTATTTCTAACATCTCTTTGTCATGAACGAATGGCTGATAATACATATCAATTCTTTTCTTTAAGAACTCATGAATAATCTCCGCCTGTAGCCACATAACCTTAAGTGGCCTACTAAACTGTTGATTCATAAACTCCGTGCCTGTGGTGGCCGCTGCTGCGAATGCACCTAGCCAGTGCGATTTACCTATCTTGGGTTTACCTAAAAGCAAAACTCTTGATTGTTGAAAGACAAATGCATCACCCCAAAACTGTTCGATGCGTGATGAGTCCATGCCATCCCAAAAGGGATCTGCAAATGTCTTGAGTCCAAGTGGGTCTCTGTCTGGTTTGTCTTCATTCTTTTGCTGTTCGATGGGATCTTCTTGATCCATGATCTCTTTGAGTTCATCTGTCAGTTGTATCTGCCACTGACTTGTATTCCATTCCAAGATACCTACGCTTTCATCTGGGTTTCTTCTTAGATGTCCTGCACATATGCTATTTACTGTCTGTAATACTTCTTGCACACTCATAGGTGGGTTGTTGGTTTGATTCCAATCAAGTGATTTAATAATAACTTCGCGTCTGCCCCATCCTTCAGCAATCCATTTGCCAACAAGTCTTGCCAAGGTATCGTTACGCATACCAGTATCAACACCATCTATCGTAAGCAAAGTATTGTTTTGCGTTCCAGTCTTGCCTGTATCGTTGAAGTCATAGATTACCTTCATGTCTTTACTAGTAAGACAAGGGAGTTCGTCCATGTCATCTATGGTCATGCTGTCCACAGTTTCAAACATGTATTGGTTAGAAGGCGATATCATGACATAGCCACCTTCTCCTCTGATGTCTAGTCTGCCTGTGGTGTTTCTTACTTTGAGGTTTGGATTGATAGCGTAGAAGTAATGATAACCACCACGAGGTGTCTTTTGTTTCATGGTGGTTCTTGTTATCTGCCCTGACTCTACAAACTCACAGGCCTCTTGTGTATCTGCATCAAGCACCACAAAGTTTATGCCTGTGATAGCTGCCCAATTACAAGTTGGGAACTGTAGATACCATTGTTTGATTTCTTTTAATGTGGGTTGTTTTTCTATGTAGTTAGACCATTTGACTCTTGGTGTCTTTGACCATTTCTTAATCAGTGTATCGTCTTCTTCGTATTGATGTTTACGTTTAAAGTAATCTGGTATTGTGTCTGACCTAGAGCCACAGGGTATGAGATGAAAATGATTCTCGTAAAAAGAAATCAACATCTCTCTGCGAGAGTCGTTCATGATTTCTTCCCCCTTAATATTGAGGTTCAGGTCAATAGCCACTTATACCTTTTCGATAGATCCGTAAATGCTTTCCCAATCGAGAGCACGCCCGGTCATTTTAATAAGCTTCTTGGCCTGGTTGACTGAGGGTTGTCTATGACCCCAACGCCAAGCCCGGATAGTTGACACTGAGACTTTCAAATCTTTTGCTAAAGATTCTTCGCCTCGTTTTTCAATGTAATCTTTGAGTTGCATTTCTCTCCTAAAAAGACAATGATAATTGACGCATTACAAATTGTAAAGATATTTGTTCACAAATGATTGACAAATGATTTTATATCATTAAGATAGGTAGAGTATTTTTTTGGAGAAAAGTATATGGCAGATAAAAACAATTATGAATCAATGGGCTTGCGTTCTCTACTCAAGCTTAAAAAAATAAATTTGCAGCAACAAGCAAAGCTGAAAGAAGAATCTAAAAATTTAGACAATGCTATTGTTGAATGCGAAGAAGTAAAACCAATCACACAAACACTATCAAATTCTGGTGGATCTAAAAGAGTAGAACTTAACGGTGCCATACCTAAAGATCTGCGAGTGCAATTTAAAGTGACGAGAAAGTGGGATCAAGAATTGTTGCAAGACTTAGCTAAAGATGTAACTGGCTTTCCTTTTAAGTCAGAGTTTGTTGAAGATGTTAGACAAAGCAAGAAGATGCAAGAAGCTGATCCTGAAACCTGGCAGAAGATCGAGTCTGCATTAACCACCAAGATTAATGAGAGACCTTACATATCTTTTATTGATCCATTAAAAGGAGATGAGGAGTGAGTCTATTGAATACTATTGAAACAGGAATTAAAGTCCCGGCTTTAAAGATTAATGTAGCTGGAACAGATGGCATAGGTAAAACAACCTTTGCCTCTAAAGCACCCAAGCCTATATTTGTGAAGACAGAAGATGGCACTAACTTTGTTGATGCTCCATCCTTTCCTCTGTGCGAAAGCTACGATGACATTGTCAAACAATTACAAACGCTTTACGAAGAAGAACACGATTACAAAACTTTGGTATTCGATACCACTGACTGGGCTGAAAAGCTTGTGCAAAAAAAGGTTTGTGATATTCACTCAATAAAATCTATTGAGGCATTAGGTTTCGGAAAAGGTTATACCGAGTCAGCAGAACTCTATAACCGTATCTTAAAAATGTTTGATCTGCTACAAAAGAAAAAGATGCACATCATCCTTCTCTCCCATGTAGCTATCAGAACTTTCAATGATCCAGAGCGTGAGCCCTATGATCGTTGGGAAATGAGTTTACACAAGAAAGTATCTTCACAGATAAAGGAATGGGTAGACTTTAACCTGTTCGCTAACTACGAGGTATCAACTCGAACTAGCGGCCAAGGTTTTAAGGAAACAACTAGGGGTGTGTCTTATGGCAAACGTAAGTTGTTTCATAAATTCAGTGCAGCTTTTGATGCAAAGAGTCGAGTTGACTTAGGCAACATGCCTTTGGATCTTGATTGGAATGCATTCTTATCTGCGTTCAAGCAATCTCTAAAACAATTAAAGGAGAAATAAATGACGGATGATATATTTAATCTGAACCTGACCGATGTCGAAGACGACAGTGGTCTTATCGAACTCATGCCAGTTGGCGATTACGAAATGGTAGCCACAGCATGGAAGTCTAAAAAATCTGCTGAGAAAGGTCATAAGATGATAGAAGTTACTTATGATGTTGTCGGACCTAAGTATCAAGGCAGAAAAGTTTGGGAAAACTACATGCTAGAGGGCAACGGTCTTAATGTAACTAAAGGCAAGTTGCGTAACTGGAGAAAGGCCATGGGTATGGAACCTGATGTCGAAGCTTTTGGTATCGAGCAGCTAGAAGAAATGATGAATGTTAATTTTCTAGCGACCATGCGAGTCGAAGTTGGTGGTGACAAAGGCGATGGCACTAAGTGGGCTGATAAAAATGTTATTGGCAAGTTTATCCCTAGTGATAGTAAGCCAGTTGCAAGCAAACAAGATGTAAATCAATCTGATTCATCTAACGATGATGACGACTTTGATTGGGACAAGTGATGAGTAATCCAGTCCCTACATATGACGGTTACAATGCCATAGTTAATCGTCTGTCAGGTGACATCAAGAGTGAAATAAAAGCTCTTGGTGTCCATGACACCATTAAAGAAGGTTTGTTAACAATAGTTGATAGGCTTGGAGACAATCTCATAACTGAAATAGAAGAAATTATTTCCGGGAGAGAAGAAGGGGCTTAGAATCTCCGTCATAACCTTGAGGTGTGGTTAGGCCCTAAAACACCTCACTATTTTTTTGGAGAAAAATATGAATATAGATAGAAGAGAAGCTAACGCTTTAATATGTGCAATGACAGATCTTGTTAACTCTGTGGATACAACAATTAATAATCTGCCACCTAAACTAGGCAAGTCTATGCATAATGCTAAACTTACATTATTAAACGTGGATGTAAAAAATGAAAAAGAACAAGATGACAGAAGACTTGTTAGATAAAGATACTTGCGACAGAGTCATTGAAGACATGGAGATATGTTTAGATGATTGGTCTAGAATGGATTTAGATACCAAAGCAGCAGTGATAACTTTGGCTAGGTTCGCTATCCTAACTGCATTTAAGTTTTCGCATAACCCAGATGATGCAGTCAAACTGATATCGTCAATTGTTTACGACAACTTTGTTAAAGATCCATCTAACATAGATGAGTTCTTATCAGAAGAAAAAGCAGACAAAACGATTCACTAAATTGAAGCTTAGATACTACCAACGTAATGCTATTGATGCATTGCACAATTGGTTTGCCACCAGGCCAGTAGAAGAACATGCTCTTATAGCTTTACCTACAGCCGCTGGGAAAACAATTATCTTTTCTCACTTTATAAAAGAGGTGCTAGCAAAGAATCCTGATGCTAGGTTCTTGGTTATGGCACACAGAAAAGAACTTGTATCTCAAGCTGAAACAAAACTAAAGACTGTGTGGCCTAACGCACCGACAGGTGTGTTAGCTGCTGGTATGAAACGCTTTCAACATGATGCACAGATACTTATAGCCAGTCGCGATACGCTTGCCTCTCCTAAACGCTTAGAGAAAGTAGGTAAGTTTGACTACATGATTATAGACGAGGCTCACAACGTGCCTCCTAATTCGTTTACCAGATACAAAAAAATTATTGATACTCTGTCAGCTCGTCAGCCTATGAAGGTCATGGGTTGCACTGCTACGCCCTATCGCATGGGCCAAGGTTATATCTATGGAGATCGTAAAGATCATTTCTTCAAAGACATAGCTTACAGTGTATCTATCCCGGAACTAATTCAAGCAGGTTACTTATCAAGACTGTCTGCTTTTGCAGTTAATGATGATGCAATCATTGATGCTAGCAAGGTTAGTTTAAAGTTTAAGAATGGCGACTTCCGGGAAAAAGAACTAGAAGATGTAGCCATGGTAGATGAAACCATCATTGAGGTTATCAACGACTGGATAGATAACGCCTACACCAAAGGCAGAACAGCTTCTGTTTTCTTTTGTGTGTCAGTGCTACATGCGGCCAAGATGACTCAATACTTACAGCAATACAACATCAAGGCTGAACTCATTACAGGTGAGACACCTAACGATAAGCGAGACCAAATACTGCAAGACTTTGAAGATGGCAAGATCCATGCGCTATGCAACGTTGGTGTGCTGACTGAAGGTTGGGACGCTCCAAGAACAGACTGCATAGCTTTATTAAGACCAACACAAAGCATTGGCTTGTATGTGCAGATGTGTGGTCGTGGCATGAGATTGCATGATGACAAAGAGAATTGTTTATTGCTTGACTATGGCGAGAATGTTGCACGCCATGGTTGTTTAGATGAGGTAGAACCAGGAGATACATTGCCCGGACGATACAAACCTAAGATCTGTGCAAGCTGTAATGCTATTAACTCACCATCAGCTAAAGAATGTGTTGAATGTGGGCAGAAGTTTGAAGCCAGTAAAACAAATGTTTTGTGGACTAAGAAAGAAAGAGAGGTAGCAAGACGCACCAAGGCTGAGAAGCAAGCTGTTTTATCAGATGAGAGAAAAGCATCGGTTCCAAAAAGAAAGACCGTGACGGATGTCTACGCAGCTGTAACTAAATCTAAGAATGGTGCTGACTATTGTCAGGTTGTCTTTACAATCAAGGACGAGTTCTTTTCAAAGAAGATGCCTTTAATGTTTGGCCATCCTACTGCACATAATATGGCAGTGCGTAAATGGAAGAAGATAACTCCTAAGTGGGGCTCGCCCACTCAACCTTGGATGGCCGCTGAGTTAATTAAGAACGGTGCGTTCGATTCTATTTCTGAGATCATTGTGCAAAAGCAAGGCAAGTATGAGAACGTTGTTGGTGTTAAAACAAAAGACGGAACAGAGATAAGTTTATGAAAGATATAAACCAATTGCTCGATGATGTAGAGCTACAAGAAGAAAGAGGTCTTAGATTCTATTTAGGTATTAGTCAAATAGGTAATCCAAACCAAAGACTATTGTGGTTGCGTTGGCGATGGCTGATGCCAGATGATTGGGAACCAAGAGTATTGCGTCTGTTGGATCTAGGTAATGTGGTTGAAGAAGATCTAATTAAAAAGTTAAGAAAGATACCTGGCGCGAAGATCTATGACGTAGATAAGAATGGTAATCAGTTTGAGACTAAAGCTTTTGGTGGCCATGTAAAAGGTCATATAGATGGTGTAGCAAAAGATTTACCCGGCTTAAAAGCAAACAAACCATACCTACTAGAGTTTAAGACAGCCAATGAAAATCGTTTTAATAAACTAGAAAAGTTAGGTAGCTATTGTGATTGGTCAGCAGAGTATGATGCTCAAATACATTTGTATATGGGTTTGTTTAAGTTAAGTCATTGCATAGTTATTGTTTACAACAAAAACAATTCAGCTTTATACACAGAAGTCATAGACTTTGATCTTGAGAAGTTCAGTATGTTTATGGACAAAGCCAAGAATATACTGTTAGCTGACGCTCCACCAGATAATTACATACCTGAGACAGATTACAGAATACGCAGCTACATGACTCCAAAGCAACAGTCTGCTTATTTAGGTAGGTCTTTGCCAAGTAAGTTACATTGTAGATCGTGTCGTTTTTCTAACGCTGATATTGAAAGTGGTAATTGGGTTTGCTCTAAAGATAATAGGATAATAAGTAAGAAAAGACAGACCACAGGTTGTGCAAATCACAACTATATTCCAGATCTTATACCAGCTACGCTCATAGAAAAAGACGACAGCATAGTAATTTACGAGAAAGATGGGATGCGATTTGTGAATGTCCCAGAAGGTAAACACTCTAAGGAAGATAACTTTTATTCTAGCAAAGAGTTGATAGAGGTTATCAACAGTGGCTTTCCAAAAGAATCTTTAGAACAATACAATAAGATAAAACATTTGTTCAATGGCACGATACAAAAGATTAGGCCATGGGTAGACACCGGGGCTCCGTTCTAGTGAAGATTAAACTATCTTTAGATGTTTATTATTCAAAGAAAAAAAAGTTTATCCTAAACCTAAACAACTATCGCAATGCTCATTATAGAGTTTTATCTACAGCAAAGAAGACATACTCAGATGATCTATTGCCAGAAATA